AACTGTAATGTTAAATCATTTAATTGACCTAATTTTTTACCTATAGGTTTACCAATCATATAAGTCTTTGCTAATCCTTGACTAAAGGATTCAAATATTCTTCCAAAGTTTTGTTGCAATCCACCAATCGTAACCAATCTTCCTAAGTCTGCTAAAGCTGAAGCACCTGTTAATTGAGTTAATGTATTAAACAATTTAAAATTTCTTATAGCCGTAGACCAGAACCCATGTGGATTATCACTTAATCCATAAATACCTTTTCTTAAATCTCTTAACTTTTCTAATCTATCTAAAATATTATTTCTATCTTCTATTTTTATTTTGCCTTTAATAACCATATCTTGTAATTCATTAGCTACTTGATTTAAACCTGGTGCATAACCCATTTCTTTAATATCTCCAAACCAACCATATCCTCCTGGATCACCATATTTTTTTGTCATTACAATATCTGGAGTCATTGATCTAAAATAAAATGAAGTCAATGTTTCTATATTTGTTTCTATAAAATCACCTGCAATTAATTCATCTAAAGTTGCATCATCTATCTTTAACAATCTTTGTTTTAAAAACTTACTTGTAGGACTAATCTTCATTTTATAAACAGCATTTGCTTCGTCTAAATTTTCAAATGGTTTTTTAAATGGATTATATTGTTTAAAAGAATCTAAAATATCTTCTACATCTTTTGGGTCCATATCAGCTAAAACTCTTTTCATCATTATTGCTTTAAAAGAATCAAAGTTTTGTTCTATGTTAATTCTTTTATAAAGCTGTGGTACATAACCATCTATTAACTTAGAAGTATCTTTCATGCTTTTTATTGTCATTTCCAAAGCATCTTCTAATTCTTTTAATGTCCATTCTTTTTTTGTCTTGGGATCTAAAATCTTAGGCTTTGTTTTAGAGTTTTTAAATCTAGCAATAGAACTTGTAAGCCAATCTTCTTTCTTGATTAACTCTATTAAAAATAGTTTTGTATCAATTATTTCTTGTTCATAAAATTTAAAAAACTCTTTTGTTCTTTCTGATGCAATACTTATATATTTTCTAGTAACAGTATCTCCTGCTAAAGACTTTCCTTTATTTCTTACAGCTTTGTAAACTTCTGTTTGGAAATCATTATACGATAACAATCTTTCACCAGTATCTAATTGCCTTGTTTTACTAAACATGAGTCTAAATTTTTTAAAATATTTAATCTCTTTTCCTGTAAGTTCTTTTACATAATTAATATATGAGTTTTCTAAATTCTCAATTACGCTAACTAAATGAGGTTTGTAGAGTGTGTTCATTATTATCTCTACACTATCAGGTGCTGCTGCATATTTTTCAAACTTATGAAATAAATCTGATTTTGTAAGGTTCAATAAAAACTCTTTAGCTTTTCTAGAAGGACCATTAAATATATAATCTAATCCAGATAATCCTAATTTTTCTAATCCTAACCCAGTAGGAACATATCCTAAATCTGAATCAGCAATTTCTTCACTAACTTTATTGTTAAACTTTATAATATTCTTATCTGATTCTATTTTTTTCTCTATGTCAGAAATTATAATAGAATCTTTTTTTTCAAACTTTTTTCTTTCACTCATAGAATCTAATATATATTGATTAACTTTACCTCTATCAGCTCTTTTAACTTTTTTAGATTCAATAATTTGTCTAATCTTAAACTCAATCCATTCATCAAATGATTTAAATCCATAAATACTTTTTCCTTGTAGATATCCAGATTGTAATTGTGAAGGATTAATACTAACAGTATTTGTTAATCTATCATAGATAACCCCAAAGTTTCTTATTCTAGTTTCTTTACCTTTTCCAGATGCAGTTACTACAATATCAGTTCCATAATCTTTTAATACGTTGTTTGTAATTTTAACTTTTAATCCATCATATTCTCTTAGTATTAACCCACTAATATAATTAACTCTATCTTTAAAAGATTGTTTACCTTTAGGTTTTTCTACTTCCATATCTACAATTTTGTTTTTTCTTCTATAAGGATTTGTACTATTACCAAATTCTGTTTTACTGGCATTGTTCCATTCATCAAGTTTAGCTTTTGTATTACCTTCTCCTCTTGCATCAAATTTGTCATACTTTTGAAATCTTTTAGCTATCTTGTTAATTACATATGCTCCAGTAAAAACGACAGCAGCATCACTTAAAGCTCTATCTTCATCAGCTATTTGTTTAAAACTTTCTTCTGCAACTATTCCTTTAGTTATTCTTGAAAATCCTTTTTTACCAGCAAATAAAGTTTTAACTCCAGGTGTCATTATTGCTAATTGAACTGGATCTAAAAAAACTTCAGACATAAAACTAGATATTTGAAATATTCTGTTTCTTTCATCTTTAATACCTTGTTCCCATTCAGCAATTTTGTTTGCAGTTTCTTCCTCACTGCCACTTGTATGTAGCTTTTTAGGTATTAAAAATTTTAAATGTTCAGGTACTTGAGGATCTGTATAAGCAGTGTACTCATCATCATCATTATTGTTATATCTAATTTCTTCTGCAATATTAAATATTCCTCCCCATGTTGTTCTATCTAAAAAACCTTCTTTAAGAAGTCTACCTGTTTCTGTTAAATTTTCTCCTAAACTTTTTTCAGGTTCTGGTTCAATAGCTTTTCTATATCTTGGATTAATATCCCTACCAAACTTAATTTGTTTCATAATATTCTGGACTAAACAAATATGTTAAAACTCTTTTTTGCATATCACCCATTTCTGGAAATAATGAATGTAATTTTTTTACATTCCCACTTCTTATTGCACTCTTTAATTTTTTTAAATCTGGTTTGTATAAATTATAAGCATCTAATATAAATGCTACTTGTCCAGGTTTTGTTTCTAATCTTTTACTAAACATATCGATAACTGCATCTACATTTTCTTCTAATGTACCAAATGAATCTGGCATAGCAGCTTCTTCAAATATTGCATTATGTATATCTACAGATTGTCTTAATAAAAAATCTCTATCACTTTCATTTTCTTGTTTAAATGTATTTGTAATTATATTAGAAAAACTAAACGCATAGTCATTTGCTGTTTCTTCATAAACATCTATTAGCTTATCTTGGTAATCTTTTTGCAATAAATTAAAATTAGTATCATCAAAGGGGATGCCTACAGTTCTCATTGAGTTCATAAACTTATTAACTAATGGTCGCATAATATATGGGTCCATATCAGTTGTATCTAAATAGTCTTGTGTTCTTTTTTCTACATATGTTTGGAAGCTAGTATTAAACATTTCGCTTGGATTAAAATCTTTACCATTTACTTTTATACTAATACTTTCGTCAGCATATCCGTACCTATCAAACTTCTTACTAAAATCTAAATTTAATTTAACTCTATAATCATCTGTTCCATCAATTCTTTCTACTTCTAAACCACCTTGTTCTGCTAATTGATATAAATCTTCTTGTGTTGGTTTTGTTTCAATACCATTAATTTGAAAAGCATTTCTTAAATTCTCATCAATATCATAATTATTTTCTACATACATATACGTAAAAGATGATAAATAATTTATTGCTGTATATTCATCTAACTTATGTACTTTTTCTAATGCGTCTTTTGCAAATGTATATTTCTCACCAGAGTTTGGTGCAAATCTTGTAGTACCAAAATCATCTTCATTAACCAACTGGTTCATAACTTGAGCCACTTTTGATTCAAATATATTTGAAACTATATCTGGATTTGTATTAGGACCAACTTCTATTGAAGTCAGCATTTTTGCTTTTTCATAAACTAAAGCATCTAAATTCTTTATGTACTCAGGATCATATAATCTTTCAATTTCTTTTTTAGCACTTTCGCTAGTTTCCATAACTATTCTCATTGGAAAAAATGCACTATATTCTTGCTTTGATCTTACTCTATCAAACTCTTTATTTAAAAAATTTGATGTAACGCTATATCCTTCCATTCCTTCTATCTCATTAAAAAATTCTTTAGCAGGAGCTGTTAAAGCTATTATTCCTCCACTTTCTTTTGTTAATAAGTTTTTTTGTTTTATTTCTTGATTCTCTTTCCACTCTTTAGCTAAAGTAATAGGATCATAAAATTCTTTTAGTCCATTAAAAAAACTAAACATTTCATTTGTATTTTTATTAATACCTTCAAAACTTACTATTCCTCCATCAGTTAAACTATTCCATACAGGAACTGCTGTATCAAACCATTGATTAATAGCATCTTCATTCTTCTCATCTAATAAATCAAACAACTTTGTACTATTCATTGTATTCATTAATTGTTTAGCACCATTAGTTAATGTTTCGTTTTCTCTCATAAAAGTAAACAATACATTTGCTTCATTAGGTCTATTAATTAAATCCATATATCCTTCTAAGGTATCTTCTACTTCTGGAAAAAATTCAGATATAACACCACCAATATACTCATTACTAGTTAATCCTAAACTAGTTAGTCTATCTTGATTTTCTTTTGATGATAATATTTCAGATAAATCAGATTCACTTTTTCCAGAAAAATAATCAGAAGTAGATTGTCTTAAAAAGAAAGCATCTTGATTCTTTTTTACAAGATCAGTAATATCTGAAGTGTTATAAACAATACCTTTTGAATCTAATAAATCTCTAAATGCTTGCGGAGACATTAAAGAATCTCCTTCAGTGTAGATGTTTTCACCCATTATCATAGGCTTTGTAACATCACTAATAGAATTAATTATAGATTCAATTTGCAAAGAATCTTCAGTTAATTTTTTTGTTCTTATTTTGTTTATTTCAAACTCATTCAATGATTTTATTGTATTAAATCTCTTTATTCCGTTATCTACAATTTTATCTATTATATCTTGACCAATCTTATTTCCTGTTTCATCTTCAAATATTTCATAATTAACACCTCTTACTCCACCTTCATTAAGAGAATAGTTTCTTAAAAACATCTGAGCTTCATTTTCAGCATTAGCTACTTGCTGTGGATCTGTTATATCTATGTTTTGATAAAAACTTTTTACTATTGCATTAACTCTTTTTTGCTCTAAAGAAAGCAATAAACCTTGTTCTGCTTCTCTTTGTGTTCCGTCATTTAATTTAAATTCACTTGCTATTTTCATAGCATTATACTTTTCACCATGACTTCCTAAAAATGCTGTTACTTGTGTTGCAAAAAAATTATTAATTCCATCTATACTTTCTTGTGGATTACGTGATGTTAAAAAATTATTCTCTATAAATGTATCAACATTAAGAAGTGTGCTTTCTAAATTTTTTTCATAACTATTAGTTAATTCTTGATACTCTATAATGTTTGCTTGTTTTCTTAATGTTTCAAAAGCATTTAAGTTTTTTTGATTAAAGTATGCTTCAGCACCAATACTTAATCTTTCAGGAACATTTGACAATACACCATTAATATAACCATCTGCTTCTTCCTGGAATCTTGTTAGATCTGGTTTTTTTCCAGACTTTAAAATACTTTCAACTTTGTTGTTTATATATTTAGTAGTTTCAGTTTCAAAGTTATTCTGCCATTTAGCATCTAATATCTTTATCTGATTCTCTGCTAAATTATTCATAGTATTAGCAGCTACATTAAACATTTCACTTATGTTAGGAGTATAAACATCTACTACTCCCATTCTTGAAGCAGTACCTGAAGGAGATACTGTTTGTGTTCTTCTTGTTCTTTGTATTTCTCTAGCCATTAAATACCACCAAGAATCCTTCCTGCTGCATCTTTCTTAAGAAGATCTGGTGCTTTTTTATAATAGTTATAATAATTCCATCCATTAACAATCGTAGATCCTGCATTAATAACTGATCCTATAGTGGAATAGTATGCTTGTGATTTTGTATTAAAGATAGCTCTGTCATAACTTGTCTGTACTTTAGCTGCATTTAATCTAATAGCTGACAAATCTTTATTAGTAACATTGATAACATCTTGTTGAATCGCATCAAAACTAGGACTATCTCCTACACCAGACGCACCTCTTACTGCTCTGTTATTAGCTAGAATTAAATTCATTTCTTCTTTTCTAGCATTTTCTGCTTGTAATCCTTCTACATAAGCTACACGTTTTTCTTCTTCATATCTTCTAGTCATTTCAGCAGCAGCAGCTCTTTGCTGTTGCATTTGAACTAATGAACCTGTTGCAGAGATACCTGCACTAACTAAGAATAATGTTGCTGGATCTGCTCCCATTTTAATATACTACCTCTAATGCTACACCCAAAACTTTTAAAGGCAAGGGTGCTGTTTGTGTTATCTTTAATGTAGGTTGTCGATCATAACCTAAAAAGAAAAACTCTTTCTTTCCTGTTACTTTATCTACTGCGTTAGCCACATTAAAATCCACTTGTCTTATCACTAAACTTTTAGCAGTATTATCTGCTGCTTGTAAAGCTACATTTAGAGTATCGGACAAATCTATCACAGCTCTAGATATTCTTTTTATCTCACCTGTCAATGGACCTGTATTGACTTCTCTATCTATTGGCATAGTTTCCAGGCTAGGATTGTAGTTAAAACCTAAAATCACACCAGCAGTATGTGCTTCATTAAAGGTTACTGTATCACTAGACGTTGTTGTAAACTCTCCTAATGAAAATGTACCATCAACAGCATTAACAGTTTCTTCTGTTAAATGAGCTGGACTGTTATGGACACGACCTGAAGTAATCGTAATTGCAGCATTATCAGCAGGTGAAGAATCTAGTGCCTGGTTTAATACAATCGTATATCCACTAGCTGTAGGTGTAACTGTTTGTATTTCATAACTACCAGATACTGCATCTATTGTAATAACATCTCCTGTATTAGGAGCAGATGTATATCCATCAACATTTAAACTGGTTCCTGTTTGGCTACCACCATTTACTAAAGGAGTACCTTGTTGATTAACTGTTGTTGTTCCAGAACAATCTAATGTTAAATCATCTTGCTCAGCAAACTTTTCTAATGTGTAGATAGTAGATCCTTCTAATTCTCTTTTACAAACACAGAATAAATTTTCATTTAATGCAGTAATAGATACAAACTCATCATCTGTTCTTGTTGTCCATAATGTCCAACCAGCTATCTTCTCTGCACGTACACTATGAAACAAGGCTAGTGTTCCGTCATTGTTAGTAAAAAAAGCAAACTGTTCTGGTCTAGTTGTTGTACCAGTTATCATAGTCATATCTACTGGAGCATTAACTAAATGAGATGCCAAGATAGATATAGATGTAGAAGCATAAGCGTTTTCTACATCACTAAATAAATATTCTCTAATCGACTTACCATTCTTCTGTGCATACAATGTCGCACCATCAAAAATAATAGGCTTTGCTCTACTGCAACCATAAGGTGTTTGTCTAAGAAATGTAATGTTAGCTGGTGTAACAGCAGAAGTATCTGTAGATGTAGGAACAAAGTATTCACCACCATCTGTAGTACTTGTAAGTTTCTTGAAGATACTAAATGTCTAATTTCGTTTACTCTATCACCAGATACAAATACGTTAATAGCTTCATCAGCAAGTCCTGTACCTACATCAAAGTTATAATATCCACCTACTTGTGATCCTACTACAGCAGCAGGAGCAGATTTAATACCACCAAAATATAATCTATTATCATGGAATGTAACTGCTTGAGGATATCCTCTATGATCTGATATTAGTTCTTCTTCCCAATCAAAGTGAGGACCAGCACCAGCAGCTACTGTTTCAATAATAGTTACAGTAACATTACTAGCATCTGTATACCCAGTAATCTTCATTTGTGATCCATCTACTTTTAAATAATGACCAACGCAATCTGATAAAAAAACAGGACTACTTGCTGTAACTGTTCTTCCAGTACCAGTAGCTCCAGTAGATAATGTTACTGAAACTGAAGCATCTTCATATTTGTAAAATGGTGAATGAATTTTTTTAACACCTGAAACAATAACATCTTCATCCAATTCAAATTCAAATAATACTACTGTAAATGTACTTGCAGAAGTTCTTCTAATTTCTAGAGTAGGATTATCTCTATGTGTTATAAATACAGTATCTCCAAACTGTGCATAATTTAATTCAAATAATTGAGCTTCAGTCCAATTTACATTAGTAGTTATATTAGTATCAATAGCTACACCATCTGAATCATAAACATCTAATCTTCCATTAGATAAAACAAATACTGCTAGTTCATCATTAGAAAAAATAAAGGGAATAACTCTAGATTTGCCTGGCAACGTAGCTTTGTAGGTAGTTCCAGGTCTACGCATAATCCCACCTTCATCTAGTAAGTACCAATTACGCAGTGTCTTAGCTCCACTAAAATAAGCTGAAGCATCTGTTCTGGTAATCAATAATGGGTTAAGTTCACCACTTGAAAAGTTAGTGTAAACGGTTCTTAGGGTGTTAGCCATTAGTACCCCCTAGTAGTTAATCTGTTTGTGATAAATCTCTTTGTACTTAGTTTCTTGTTTGTTACTTCTTGGCTATCTGTATTCTTAGCAATCAGTATTTGTCTTTCTGCTAAGTCTGAAAACTGTTTAATCATAGCTGCATCTCTTGCCACTGATCCAGCAAAGATAGAAGCTAGTGTATATTCTAATCCTAATTTAAAATACGCAGGAAACTCTGATTCATCCTGTCTAAATATATAATCAGCAATTAAAGCTGATTGTGAATCATATCCATTGACAAATACTTTATCTCCATACCTAGCATATTCAATAGGTATATCAGCCACTGTAATTGTATTTAACTGTAATAAATCTGGTGAAGTTGGTAATTGATAAGCATATTCATATCTCCCTGTAGGAGCTGCTGCTAATAAAGAAAGTTGTTGTTGTTCAGTAGAAAATCTCCAT